CGGTCTTGGCCCCCTCGGCGTCCCGCTGGACCTTGCGGACCACGGCGTTCTGCGTCTCGTCCAGGTCCAGGAAGTCCTCCACGACGCTCGTCGGGATCGGGTTGTCGAGCGGGTAGTCGAAGCCGAACATGCCGTAGGGCCCGCCCTCGGGCCCGTCGAACTCGATCTCGCGCACGAACTTCGTCCCGGCCTGGCCCCGCGCCGGCAGGCTCACCACCACGTTCTCCCGGTACAGGTACACGTCCGCCACCAGATGCTCGGGGTACAGCGGATCGTGCCCGCCGCCCCTGGCCGGGTCGGAGAGATCATCCGCCCCGTCGCGTCGGCGCTGGTCGTCGGCCGAGCCGGAGGCCCGCAGCAGGGTCATGCTGTAGCCGCCCGCCTCGGCGTCGTCGTCGTAGATGGGGTACTCGTCGCCCTCCCATGCCGCGGCCCGCCGGTCTCTACATCGCGGGTCCAGCAGGTAATTGTCGAAGCTGAGCCGCGCCCAGAACGGCAGGCCGGTGTCGCGCCGCCAGTCGCGGTAGTCCGCCCGCGCCGGCGGAACGGCGCTCCAGTCGATCTTGCTGATGGCCGGGCCGAACATCGCATCCTGGAGGAGCTGGGAGACCGTCTCGTCGGCCCCCATCTCCGCGAGCGCGTCCGTCGTGGCCGCCGCGAGCAGGCTCATGGCGAGCTGCTGGTCGGGATCCTTCGCCTCGAACTCGCACTCCAGGATCGACACGTCGATGTGGGGCACGAGGATCGTCACCAGGCCCTTGATCGTGGCCAGGGGCCGGGAGAGCCGCGGGGTCTGCGAGGGCTGGATGCCGTAGCGGCTGCCGGCGAACCGTTCGTTGGCCTCTCGCCGGGTCCGCTGGAAGGGCGCGAGGCGCTTGCGGCTGTCGTCCATCTGCTGGGCGAGCTTGCCGGCGAAGCTGCTGCGCGTGGTTCGCACGTCGGGCGTCGGCGCGGCCCCCGGCTCCCGCCGGTCCTCGCGGTTCGCCCCGTCCGTGCTGGCTGGGGTGCCTATTGCCATCAGGCGACCCCCTCGGCGAGCTCCAGGGCCTCGCGGCTTGAGTAGACCGAGACGCCTGTCGGTATCCTCGCTTGTGTGTAGTAGGGTATTCGATCCGAGGAATGATCCTCAAACTCAACATGGTGCTCCAGAGGCCCCAACGGCCTGCGCCCGATGTGCAGGGCCGAAATGGGAAAGCCCTCGGTTGCGCTGCGCGGATCGTCCGAACGCCAGAAGGCCCGTGCTTCCACGTACAGGGCCGGGCCATCGGTGAAGTGCGGCAGTTGCCGCTCCAAGTCGCGCAGCCGCTGCCAGTCGAGCAGCAGGCGACCGAATGCGCGATGGCCCTCCGGGCTCATGGCGTCCTCGGCGGCGATGAGCTTGATGTCATCGTAGACGGGCCGCGCGTCCTGGGTTGTTAGCATTGTCATTGCCACCGCACCGCTCCCGCGCCCCGACGGCGCTGCTGCTCGGCCCATACCTCATCCCGCCAGTTCAAGCTGCCCTTCGGGGCGAAGTCGTGCGGCTTGACCCGCGTGAACGCCGGCACGTCCAGCAGCGCCCGCCATGCCAGGGCCGACGCGATCACCAGGTCGCCGTGCCTGTGCCGAACCTCCGTCGGCTGGTCGGCGAGGGACTGATGCGTGATCCGCCCCATCTCGTCGTAGATGTACTGCTGATGCTGCCGCCAGGTCGTGACCGAGTGCAGGATGACCCGCCCGTACTGCACAGCGTCCACGTACCGCCCGAACAGCAGGGGGTCCGATGCCTCGCCCTTGGGCCAGCCGCACTGCTCCGTCCGCCGCTCGGCCATGCCCGTAGTCTGCCGGTCGTGCCAGACGTAGCCGTACCCCGCGTCGTCGATGAGGGCCCGCAGCACGGTCAACCCGTGCATCTTCTGGACGGGGCACACGAGCGCGTCGTGGTAGTACCGCCCGAGGCCCGCCAGCAGGCGCCCGAAGTCGGCCGGCTGGATCGTGTTGCACGCGAACTCCGCCGCCTGCTCGTGGGTGTCGCTGACGAGGACCACGGCCGCGCTGTCGGACTGGGCCACGCCCGCGGACACGTCCGCGCCCACGGCGAACGCACGCTCGACCGACTCGGCGCCCAGGGGGAACGCCGGGGCCATGTCGTCGGGCTGGACCCACACCTTGACCCGCCCGCCCTGGCGGGGCGCGAGCCAGTCCCACAGGAACGAGCGCCGGTCGTGCTGGTGGAGGGCCCAGAACTCCGGCCCCACGCCCACGCGGCCATCCTGGAGCCTGCTCAGGCCCCGCCTGGCGGACGGACCGCCGGAGTACCCCTCGGGCGTGTCGCGCCGGAATTGGTCGGGCATCATCAGGGCGATGGACAGGTCCACGTCGAGGGTGAGCTTGGGTTCGGCGAGGTAGCGCTGCTGGGCCTCAAGCCACTCCTGCTCGAAGACGGCCTGGCCGGCGGCGGCCGAGGCGTCCCGCAAGTACTCCTTGCGGAACCGCCAGGAGAGCCGCCACGAGCCGTCGGGCCGCTGCTTGCAGCCCAGGCGAAGCTTCTCGTGCTCGACGATGGAGGGCGTGAACGCCGTCGCGTCGGCCCCCATGCCCAGCTCGACGGCCACAAACTCGTTGGTGTTGCGGTGGGCCAGCAAGCCGATGTCCAGCTCCGTCGCCGGCAGCAGCACGCGGTCGCCCGCGACGGTCCACTCCCGCTCCAACATGGCCTGTCGGTCAGACATCGAGCCGGTCCTCGTGGAGGGCCAGAGCAGCGCCAGGATTAGCAGTGCTCGTGCTAACAAACCAGCCCCCTCCCCTGATGCACGGCGCGCTCGCGGCGTAGGCGTCTCCAAACTCCTCCTGGAAGTGGCTCTCGTCCGACCAGATTCCCGAGGCCGTTCGCTGGCGGATGATGTTGGCACCCTGGGGGATGGCCCACACCGCCGAGTTCCACACCGGGAACCGCACGCGGATGCTGTGCTTCTCGTAGTGCCGGCCCTCGACCAGCCCCACGGCGGCGGGAATGTGCGAGAGGATGAACTTGGCCCGCCCGAGCGGCCCGTCGCCCGTGTACTCGTCCCCGATCGCGTCCTCCAGCCGCTTGCTCTGGACCATCACCAACCGGCCGGGGTGCAGGGCGTCCCACAGCGAGAGGGCCGCGAACAGCCAGGTGATGAGCATTTGCCTGGACTTCCTGATGCTGAGCAGCGGGTTGTGCTGCCACAGCCGGATGAGCGGGACGATGTGCGGCCTGCGCCACGGGAACCGTTTCACGGGCTGGATCTTGTCGTGGGTGTCGAGCGTGCGGACGAAATACCTGACGAACGCCACGGGGCTGAGCATCGCCAACTGCCAGCGGGCCTGCACCCGCAGGGTGACGGTCCGCAGCGGCATGGTGTCCAGCAGGCTCATGCACTGCCGTCCTCCTCCGCCAGCTCGGCCGCCTCGTCCTCGTCCAGGCCCGCCGCCTGGGCCAGGGCGCGGCGATCCTCGGGGGACATGGCCGCCAGGTCGACGCGACCGCTCAGGGCCACCTCGCTCTTCACAGGGGCGTTGTAGCCGAGCAGCTCGCTGAGCATCTTCAGCACGGCCATGCGGTCCTCACGCTGGATGCTGCGACCGTCGCCGCCGACGAAGATGTGGACTTTGCTCAGGGCGTGCGTGGGGACCCCCTCATCGCGGAGCTGCTGCAACGTCTTGGTGCCGTTCAGCCACGGCTCGAAGTCCGCCACGTCGCAGCCGGCCAGCATGGAGCGAAGCTGCTCGATGATCTCGGCCTTGGGAACGCCGGCGACGTAGCCCAGCTCGTCGAGGGCGGCGCGTACGTTGGCAGACCTGCGCAGCCTCCAAGCCTCGTGCCACGGAGATTGAGACTTATAACCCGCGTTGCGATAGGCGTTTGGGGGGGTGTCCCCGGCGAGCATGTTGGCGACAAACTTCTGCTGATACTCATTCAGGCGGTCGTAGGCCCCCGAGACCCCCGCCTTGGGCTCGTCCTGGGAGCCCTCGGAACGTTCATCAAGAGGGATACTCTGCTCTGTATTACTCACACCTCCATTCTGAGCTTGGTATGGCGTGCTTTGGCAAGCCCCATTTTACCCGTGGGTAAAAATCAGGCCCCGCCATCCGTTCGCTCGGCCCTGGCTGCCGTGGGCTCGTCAACGAACAGCGGCCGAAAC